TCATGAATTAGGTGTTATTTTATCTATTGCGTTTAACATTTTAGTCATTAGGTCACTAGGAACGCTTACCCCACCACTGGCATATCCAAAGACTGCGTTTGTGATAATTTCAGCTTCTTTTATATTGAGCTGGTCATCATAGCTTGTTACTTCTCTTATCACTGCGTTTTTCTTCTCTTTTTCAGTCTCAGTCTGAGCGTCGACGAGCTTTGTACGGGCTTTATTAAAGTCAATCTCAGCGTTTGATAAGTCTATTTGGCTTCTTACTTGTTGCATGTTTAAAGCAGTATCAAGGGCTCTTGCTGTTAGGTTTATAGTCATAGCACTCATTAAATTTGCTTGTATGCTTATCTTATCTTTTGGTGCTAGTGTTTTATCGTTAAAACTATCCTCTAAATATTTAAGCGTTTTAGCAAATATTGAGCTATCATCAACGATAGCATTTTCTATTTGTTTATAGTCCTCTATTAGCTTTGTAGTATCTAGATTTAAAACTTCATCTGCCATTTTTGCTCCTTTTTATTTGTTTTTTGGTTTATTTAAATCTTTTTTAGCCTTATTATAAGCCTTATAAAGCTCATCTGGTGCGTCTTGTGTTGGCTCTTTAGCTTCAGATAAAAATTTAGCGTATTGTTTGGCTCTATTTTGATTTGTGGTATCTTTGTTTTTATACCCATCTGCTATACTTTGAGTTCCTATATATCCAAGCCCACCACCAACAAGAGCGATAGGTAGCTCTACTTTGGTGTATGCGTTCATCATCTTTGAGCGTGGATTAAATGTGCCTTTATTGTCTATACTTTTTATTTGGTTTGGCTTTAATACAATTAAAATATCTTTATCCATCAAATCAATAGCATCATATCCAGCCTTTATCAAATCGTTATAAAATTTCTCAGCACCAGCGCTATACGGCTCTGCTGTTTGTATATCGTCAGTGTGGCGATATATTTTTTTCGCATTTACAAAAACTTTATATAGATGATGTCTGCCTTCTTCGCTTTGTGTATAGTGTGGGTGCGCTCTTTCTATATCGGTAGTCAGCCATATTCCGCCACTTTTTGGATTTGGTTTAAAAGCACTAAACTTGGCAGTAGAGCCGTGATAAAATACCTTTGGTGAGCCGTCGCTCTCTTTTGTAACTGCGTGGCTATCTTTGTGCCAGTTTGCTAAATTTGTGATTTTTTCATCGTTATACTCTTGCCCCATTTTTGCCATTTTTGTTTTAAATTTATTAGCCCATTTTGGTTGTTCTGTGCTACTGCCTATATTTGTAGCACCTTTCTTCCAGCCTACTGGCATTTTACCTTGACTTAAAAGCTCTTTTGGGGTATAATTTGGCTGTTGGTTTGATGAAAGAACAGAGCTATCCTTTGCGTTAGTTTCAATGCCTTTATCTGTAATAGTGCTAGACTGCACCAACTTAGCATTTTCCAACGACATTTTTTTATTATTCTTATCTCTATAAGCTGTTAAAACAAATCTATTATCTTTATTTTTGTCAATAACGATTGTGGTTAGCTCTGTATTTATCTCTACTCTGCCATTTTTGCCAACATTAATAGTGCCTTTTTCTATATTTTCGGCTAAATGATTTATAAAACGGATTGCCTTTTCTTCGCCCCATTGTTCGCTACGCCTTGATAAGATATGAGCTAAGCCCATTTTCTCATTGCCCCACACTAAATCAATATCACCTAGCTCTTTTCTCTCAAACGCTCCTGCTACTTGTCCTTGTCTTTCGGTTAAAAGCTTTTTAATGGCGTTTTTTCCGTCGTGGTAAAACTCAGCGTAATTCGTGCCAAATTCTTTTATAGGTGTTATGTTATACTTAGCTTCGATATCTTTACGATACTGAGCTAAATTTTCAGCTTGTTTTATGCTTTGGTTTGGTATAGTTTTGGCATCGGTGCGATTTTTAATAATTTCGCCCTCCACCCCATTATTTGGGCGAGTGGTCGCTGGAGCTGGTGTCCCAGCAATCGCACCATCTTTCTTACCCAAAAGTGCTTTGGCACCATTCGCCGTTGGCTCTGCGGTTTTACCGAAAGTGAGTTGTGTAGGTGTAGGCGACCCTACTGGGTAAGAATTTCTTTTTAATAATCTCTCATTTTCTTTTTTAGCATTACTTGAATATGTAGCGTGTCTTACTTGTAAATTATCGCTATTAAAATCCTTTTGAATGCCTATTTTACCTAATTTGCCATTTTCTAAAATGCTACCGATTAAAGCGATATTTGGCTGATTATTTGTGTAAAAAAATGTTGGATTATCCTTTACAGCCTTTATTAATTTAAACACTTCACTAGGTTTGCTAAAAAGCTCTTTGTGTTTTTCATATAAATGCTCTAAATCTGCTATGATTTGCTTATTTGGATTAATACCAGCTAACTCTTTAACCCACTCATCTACGCTTATTTTTACATTTAAATCGCTCTTTGGCTCCACTGCATTACCGCTTATTACAAATCCATCGCCTTTCATAGAATTATTAACTAAATTTGCTGTCGGCTCTTGTGATTTTGTAGCTGCTCTTTTAACTAAATTTACTTGATTTTTAGCTTGATTGTCTGTTTTAACTACTTGTTCTATCTCTTTAACTGCGTTTTTAAACTCATTTAATAGATTTCTTGTTGGTGTTGGCAAATTTCCACTTGGGATATTATCTATATTTTTAATCGCTAGTTTAAAGTCGCCATTAGCGTTTAGTATCGCTTTATTTAGGTGTAGTTTCAAGGCTTCGTTATTGCCTAGCTTTGGTATTAGTGGCTTGAGCTTTTCTACGATGAAATTAGCTCTCATAGTTTCGCCTCTTTTTAGTGGGTCATTAGTTACGCCTTGGCTCATATTTTTTGGCTTAATTACCCTATCACCTAAAGAGTTTAAAATATCGCTTGTATTATTTAAGATAGATTGTTTGCTTAAAATCTGACTTTTTAGCTCTTTAGCAAATTCACTACCAAAATCTAAACTATTTAAGTTTTGGTTTAAAGCTCTAAAATCAACTATGCCATCAACGCTATTTTTTTCCATTAAGCCTTTGATGATATTTGCTTCAGCTATGGCTCTATCCTTGGCTCCTAGTGAGCCTAAAAAATCATTTAGAGTAACGCCATTAATGTTTTCATTGCTTTTTATCATAGCATTAAGGGCTTCTAAGCTTGTCTTTCCATCACGGCTAATTTGGTTCATTAGATTGCTATCAACTACATTTTTCATAGTAGCATAATCACCATTTGCGGTTTTATATAAATTTATTAAATTCTCATCATTTTTTAAAGCTGTGTTGATTTCATTATCGATTAAGCTCTTAGCTTCATTTAGTGCTTTTTGGTTTATAAAATCGCTTGAGCTTTTAAAATCAGCCTTATTGATATAGCCTAATTGCTCGTTTATAGCGTTTTTGGCATTTAAAAGATTATCAAGATTGCCACCACCATTTAAAGCATTAAAAACGCCCCTTGTGTTTATGTTTTGCGTATCGCTTAAGATAGTGGCTAGATTGTCACTTAAGGCTTTAAAATCGCTTTGGTAGTTTGAGTTTTTAACTAAAAAATCTTTTGCATCTGCGTAGTCTTGCTTGACCTGATTAAAGCTATTTTTAAAGCTATCTTTTGGTGTTATGTTTTCAAATTTAGCTAATTGTTCGTTTATGCTATCACTAAAGCTTTTATTTAGACCCCAGCTCATCTCTGCGATTTTTTGAGCGGATTTTGGATTGTTTGCTACGCTATCAAGTATATTTTTTACTCCGTTTTCGTGTCCTAAAGCACTAAGAAATAGCTCAGCGTCTGCTCTGCCTACATTTAATCCTTTAAGCATTTCATTAGCCCTATTTATACCGCTATTTGCTATATCAATTACCTTTTGGATATATTTCTTATCGCTTGTTTTATTTATGGTTTTAAGGTCTGTTCTAACGAAGTTATCTAAGTCAGCACCTAAGGCATCTTTGGCACTTTCTAGGGCGTTTTTAAATTTGTGGTCACCGCCTAAATTTGCTTTTAGTGCGGTCTCTGCCCCACCTATATTTTGGCTTAGTATATGCCTAGCCCCAACGCCAGCAAGTCCTTTGTCAGCTATGTTTAGGGCTGTTTTGGCTGTTCCTTTTAGGGTATTTATAGCAGGTTTTGAAGTGAGTGCTTTTATCGCCATATCCCCACCCAAACTTAGCAAGGCTTCTTCGCCCATTCTTTGGGCTAGTTCTAAAGGCTTTATATTTTTTTGCTCTGTGTAATCAGCTCCATTTTTCATATCAAAGGTTGAGCCAATACCAGCTCCAACAGCACTTTTAATCATTCCGCCTTTTTTTGCTCCTAAAACAGCACCGACTAAACTACCGATATTATCTCTTGTTATTCTGCCAAAGTCATTTAAAAATCCATCATCAAGTGGCGTATCTTGTCCGTTTGCCTCACGCAAAAAATACTCATTACCTTTTTTGACTATCCGTGAGCCGTGAGCTTTGTAAAGGGTATCACTTAAATCGTTTAGATAGTTTTCTTTTTCATTATTACCAAAAATCGGCTTTGAGGCTCCATATTTAGAGACTGCGTTATTTATGGCTGAGATTTGGCTTTTTGTATCTTTTGCTGAGCTTAATTCGTCTTTATAGTTTTTCTTTAGTCCAAAAATGCGATTTAATGTTTCTTGTCCTATGCTATCCATCGGCGTAAGAGCCGTAGTTAATCCTTGCTCTTTTTTTAAATTTTCAAATTTATCCACGGCATCAAGTATATTTTTACCCTGTAAATAGCCATTAAGATTAGTTTTTTGAGTGTCTAAGATTTTAAATCCGTTTTGTTCGCTGTAAGTTGGCTTTGTAAAGCTATCTCTTAACTTAAGAAGCTCATCATTGCTTAAACTGCTTAAATTTACACTGCTTTTTTTAATATCTCTTAGCTTTAAAAGCTCATCATTACTAAAACTGCTTAAATCCATATCATAATCCTCTTCTTTTTAGTTCAGCTTCGATAGCGTTTAAATCAATATTATTGATATTTAATACTTCTTGGTTTTTTACTGGTTGCGTTTGTAATACTTGTTTAGTATTGCTAAGAGTTTTTTCGTCCTCTGGGTCTGTATATCTACCATTTAGAAAATTATCTATATTATCTTTTGTTAGGAGCTTAGTAAAACTATTTAGCTGTTGTTCTACTTCATCAGTATTATAGCCTTGTGATTTTAGATTTTTTACTAACGCACTTAACTCGTTTATTGTCTGCTCTGATATAGTTTTCATATTTGAGCGGACATTTTCGTTGCCAAACATACCAGGTGTTAATACATCAGTTACATTAGTAATATTATATTTACCATTGCCCTTTTGGTTTTCAGCATATGTATCAGCGATATTTTTTACTACTGCGTTATAATCGCTTGAAGTTTGGCTCCAGCTTGGTGTTAAGTATAAAACGCTTTTATCCCAAGCACCGCTTAATTTATCTATACCACCATTTTTATTAATGGTGCTTAATCCACCACTAAGAGCATTTAAAAGATTAATTGAGTTGCTAATTTGCTTTTGGCTTGATTGTGGGATTTGTTTAAATTTTATCCCTAAATCAACGCCTAAATCTTTATTGCCTTTAGCAATAGTTTTTGTGGCTTCGTAAAGGGCTTGCACACCATCATCACCACCTAACTCATAAGCTTGTTTTATTTTATCTGTGGTAAGTCCTAAATTATCCATTGCAGATTGATTTTCTAAAAGTGATTTTGTAAAGAATGGATTAGATTTGCTTGAAGTTGCTAACTTATCTTTTGCTAAGTTTATCATCTGATTATGATATATGTTTTGCGAATTTAGCTGAGCATTTCTATAAGCATCATACATATCATTATTTCTTTTAGTTTCTGCTAGAGCGTCTTGCTGAAGTTTAAGGTTATTGTCTCTGTAAGTCTTAGTATCAGCCATCTCTTGCTCTTTTAGAGATTGATTAGCGTTAAATTGTCTTTGTTTTTCGTCAAAAGTTGTATCAAATTGTCTTTTTATCTCGTTTTGTCTGTCTTGTTCTTGTTTGTTAGCTCTTGCGTCGCTGTAAAGTTTATATAACGCATCGCCTACGGCTCCACTTTGAGCTACTAATGCAGGATTTGAATTATATGTAACCGCTCTAGGATTAAACCACGCTGCCATATTTAAGCTCCTCTGTAATAGCTTGAATTTCTAAAAGCTTGATATAAGTCTTCATCAGCTCTGTTTTGTCTATCAATCTCTCTTTGAGATAACATTTTGTTAAAGTCGAATGCGTCTTGCTGAAGTTTCATCTGCTTTTTAGCGTTTTTTTGTTGTTGATAAGCTGAGTATAATGCTCCAGCCCCACCAATAACACCGCCTAAATTATCTAACTTACCAGCAAAATTATTTAAATTTGTTAGCCCACTTGATATATTACTTCCGATGCCACTTAAAAAATCCCACATTTTTAATCCTTATTTATAGTAATCTTTTCGTATTAAGTTCGCGCTTTCTTTGCAATGCAAATGCATTTCGCTAGTTTTATCTTTAATCTCTTTTATATCATTTCTTAAACTTTCTATAAATTTATTTTGGATATCTAATTGCTGATGAAATATGGTTTTTAATTCCCTCATACTTTCGTCTAAACTTTTAACTACCTTGATTAAATTTTTATTGATTGTCATATCTTGATATATAAAGTAAATTACAAATAGCACCAAAAAGCCTATAATCCCAAGTTTTTCAGCACTTAATGCAAAGGTGCTTATCATACTTAAATCATTCATCTCTATGCCCTTTTTTTAAATTTATAAGCCAAGCCCTAAGGCTTGAGCTTACTCGGCTTTTAAGCCAACTCCGATAGCAAAGGCGTCAGCGTTTCTTACTTCAAGGCAACCCTCTGTATAGTAACGTTTTGCAATGGCTGTTTTATCGGTGCTAACATCACTTAAAAATGTAGGTTTTAAAAGCCCCATTTTTGCATATTCAAAATCTCCTGCAATTAGCACGTCCTCAAGACCATACTCCTTACTTAAAAATCTATGAAGTCTAAAATTAACCTTACCAAAATCAGTATCTAGGCTAACAACGCTTGAGTTTATAAACTTCTCATTGCTAAATTGACGTGATGCCATTTTATTAAGTGCTTTTTTGAGTTCAGCACCTATAAAGATATCTTTTGGTGTTGCTCCACTCTCCCAAACTCTTTGTAAAACTTGATGAAGAATATCTTCAGTTAGTATTACACACTCTCCAGTTCCCCATTTGTTAGCATCGCAATTACCAAATGCGATTATATTTCCTTGCTCTTTTCTGCCGTTTTTATCTTTGAAAGCTGTTTCGCCTTTAGCGACATAGTAAAAAAGACCTGCCATTTCGCCTGGTTTTGATGCTTCTCTGATTTGTGGTGCTTTTAAAACGCTTAATTTTGCTTGTGCTGATACTGTAGTAGCTGTTTTATTTTCGTTCTCAGTAGTTCTGCCAAGCCCTAAAAGTGCGTATTCTATATCAAGCTTATGGACTTTTGTAGCCTTTGCCACTTCATTTTCTAGCTCTTTACCGCCATAAGTTGCTACTTCTTGCATAGTTTGGCTTACCATAATATCAGTAGTAAAAATCTGCGTTGCGTTTTGGTTTTGTTGCTTAGTAGATTTTTGCTCTCCACTAAAGGCACTTATCTCTAGTTGTGCGTTTTTAGATGGTTTTTTAAGCGTATCTGTTATCCAACTATGAGTTATGCCTTTAACTACACTTGTCTTTATCATAGACATTATAGGCGTGTCATTTGCACCTACTAAGATAATCTTATCATATACACTAGGGATTAATCCCACCCTTGCCGTTGCTGGTGATTGAAATTCAGTTGAAGTTATCGCCATTTATTTTGCTCCTTTTTTAAATTTACACGTATTTTAAAAAAGGCAGGGGGTTCAAATATAGATATATTTGAGCCATTTATAAAAAATATAATTCTTTTTTCTAATAAAAAAGGATGAGAAAATGGCGAATTTTTATAATAGTATGGAACTGCTTAAATCATTAGAGTTTTCAAGCCCTAAAAATGTGCTACATAAAAACGCGACTGAAAATGATATAACCTACTTTGGTATATACCGCATAGCTAATCCTGACTGGTCTGGTTGGTGCGTCGTAGATGAAGCATTACAAAGGCTTAGCATAAATGAGGCTAGTAAAAGTTTATACGCTAATGAGTGGCTTAATGGCAAGGTTCATCAATTTTACTTAGATAACTTTTGGCATAAAATGCAACTTGACAAAATAGATAGCCAAAAGATAGCTGATGAGATGTTTTGTTTTGGTTGTAATGCCGGTATAAAAACGGCGATAAGACTAGCCCAAAGAGTGGTAAATGTCAATGATGATGGGATTATAGGCGATAAGACTTTAAACGCTTTAAACTCTTTTGATGAGAATGAATTTGATTTAGCTTTTGATGATGTAGAGATGGGGTATTATGATAAACTAATATCTAAAAATCCTAAACTAGCCATATATAAAAAGGGCTGGTATAATAGAGCAAGGGCGGTTTAATCTTCGCCCTTTTTATAGATTGTCGTTTGCATAGTTGTATTAAAAGCTTCTAAAGCTTTTTTAAAGCGAACTAAAAAGCCCTGCAAGTTAAACTCGCTTAACTTCAATATACTATTTTCTAAATTTCTCATATATACTGCTCCATTACTATGTTTTTACTATTTGCTATGTAGTTTGATACCACTTCATCGCTAATTTGACGATAAATTTTCTCTAGCGTAAGTCTAAAAAGTACTTCATTAATAACTGCGTAATTTAATGGCTCATCAAAATCTATATAGGTCTCGCCGTTATACTTAGGGTCGTTTTCATCAAAAATCGGGACGTTTGGATACCTTAGATATATCCCTTTTGCATTAATCCATCTAAAAACACGCTCAAGCCTATCATCTCCGTCTTTGCAAATTAAATTTATAGGATAGCAATCATTAGCTATTTTAAGCATAGCTTCATATGTCTCATAGCCTAGCATTTCATCGCTAGGGCTATGTAAATTTTTTTCTGCTATTCTATAAAGGATTAAATCTTTAAAAGCTTTAATTGTCATTTATCTTTACTCCCTTTAGTTTTAGCTCCAATTCTCTTATGTAAGCGTATAAATCCCAAGCCATTAAAGACGCTTCTTGCTCAGTTTTAGCCGTGCGGTTAAAGTCCATTATAGGAAGTTCAGCAATAACAGGCGTAAAACTTATCTTAGGGCTATTTACTGGCGTTGATATCAATGTTTCTTTGCTCGTGCAACCTTGCATAAATAGCGTTAATAGCGTCAATGCAAGTAGAGTTATTATCCCTGATAATTTTCTCTTTAATGGTCGTAACATATCTAACTTCCTTTTCTTTTTCATTTTTAATAGCTGATAAAACTTCTAAGCCTTTTATATAATCTGTTTGTATCTGCTCAATTGTAGCCTTATAGCTCTCATTTGCATTTATAGCTATGTTTAGGCTAGTGCTTAGCTTCTCATTATCTTTTTCAAGATTATTAATTGTATTATTAACATACACGCCAACAAAGGCTATCAAAAGCCCTAAAATAATATAGATGTAATTCATCTTAGCCCCCAATATCTGATTTTATGCCAAACCCTACAAGCTAGATAAAAGACTTTACATTTCCATTTGGATACTTCAAGGTCTATCATCATCTCATAAAGCATTTTATCTGCGTATTTATAATCTGCCTTGCTTTTAGCTTCATCGCATAGATAGTCGTGGATTACTACTGCTGAGATATACTCTGGACTGTTTGGCGGAAAGATAGACCAAAACACTCTAGGGATATTTGCTCCGTTTGTTTTAAATCCTGTCCTAATAGTGATATTTTTGTAGCTGTAATCCTCGACTAGCTCAAATCTATCCTTATCTACTGGTTTTAAAACCGGTCTTCTTATACCGCTCATAGCTTACTTGCCTGTTCAAACATAGTATCAACTTGCTCATCACTTAGGTTTAGTCCGGTTTGAAGAGTGGTTATAAGTGGATTTGTTCTTTCCACATCATTTGCATATTCCCACTCTATCTTAGCTGTAGCTCTCAGTTGCTCGTCTTCTATAGAACTTATATAGCTTTCTACTTGTGGAAGCAGTCCCATTTGATTGAGTATTAGCTTTGTTTGTCTTAGAGTAATTTTTTCTATCTTTTCATTTGTAGTCTCTTTATCGATTACTTTTAAAGTGCCGTCTTCATAAACTAATCTTTGCGTTTTATAGTCTATTTCAGGTACAATGCCATTATATTCAAAGAAGCCATCTTTTATCATAGCTTCGTTTATTACAGTTCCACCAAGCTCTACTATATCTCCGTTTATTTTGATATATATACTCATATTATTTCTCCTTTATCTAATACCATTCTCGTACCCCCCCCAAGAAGTGTAGGGGTTAGTATATCTCCAGTGTTTCCACTATCTATAACTCCTTTATAACCATTGTATCCCCATACCCAAAGCCTATCTTTGTCATCAAGAGCTATGTAAGATTTAGGGTAGTTTCCGTGAGAATATCCACCAACATCAACAAGCTTAACATCTGGTTCAAAATCCATTTTAGTCCAAGTATTAGCTTGAGATGTGTAGCCTGTTCCAAGACATCCATAGACACCTACCCCAGCAACGTAATATCCATCATCTTTTTCTAAGATTATTCTATTTGAATAACAACTATAATTTGGCGTTGCCCCAGTTCTAATTAGCCTTTTAACACCATTTATATTAAGGTTTTTAAGTCCTGCTTGCACAGAAGTATTATTTAAGCCAAGACAGCTATAAGCATTGTTTCCACAACCCCACAATGAGCCATCATTTTTAAGTACCCAAGTGTCTAAAGCTATGCTTATAAAGTCTTTTACATCTAAAGTATTTGGCACTATCATAGGCGTGGTTGTTGCATTAGTTAAGCCTAAGCCGTGGTTATACGCATTACCACAAGCATATAAATAGGTATTTACACTATCTTTTCTTAGTATCAATGTATTCGTATTTGAACTATGACCATCTGTAGAGCATCCCCAATACCCTTGAATATCTATAGTCTCAAGGTTTTTTCCGCCCCAATTATCAGTTACATCAGTAAATGTTGTTACATTTGTAGTGGCTCCAGTGCCAAGACATCCATAGCCATTATATCCAGCTACCCATATACTATTATCCTCTTTTATAGCTATTGCATTACCATAGATATCTCCGTTGTTATAAATCTTAACTACATTTGTTCCTAGATTTTCTATCTTATACCATTTATTTATATTTGTAGTAGTTCCATTTCCACAAGCTCCATAAGCGTTATACCCTGTGCTATAAATATATCCATCTGTTTTTTTGATAAACATTCTATAACAATCAACGTAACCAGTATTGCAAATGCTATTACTATAAAATATCTCAGTAACTCCAGTGGCACTTAGAGTAGGTTTATATACGTGAGAATTATGACCAAGTCCTAATATTCCTGCATCGTTATACCCCCAAACGTAAAGCTCTCCGTTTTCAAGCAGAACATAGGCACTTCTTCCAGCACAAAATGCATCTTTTACCTTGCTATTACTAGGAATATAAAGCTTTCTTAGATTGTTAAATCCAAATGCAAATCTTCCATTGCTTGCTGGCGTTCCTAGAGCTGAGAAATCCCCTACTTGAGTATTGCTTGTAACGAATACCTCTCCATCTTTTACCATAAGAAAATTATTAAATGCACTTTTTGTTAAGTAGGTTACTCTTCTTTTAGATATGGCTTCTAAAGCAGTAAGTTCATTAGCTTCACTTTTATCTATCGACGATAAACCATACTTAGTAATTGCTCTATTTAAAACTATCTCTCTTATATCATCTTCAAATGAGAATACTTCATTTTTGCTATTTTTATAATATTTCATCTATTTTCCTTTTAACGTAGTTCATACCAAGCACTAGCTGAACCATCACTTTTATACTTACTAAGTGGTTGAACGATTAAAAAAGCATTACCACCAAATCCCCTAGCAGTCTCGCCTACTATACCAGCTACAGGTTTATCGTCTAGATATACAGTAGAAGTAGTGCCATAACCAGCACGTATATAAATAATAACAGCTATTGGTCTATCAGTAGTATTTACGTAATTTTTATTAGCTTCTCTTTGGCTGGTAACGTCTTGCCAAGTTTGACCTACGCCTAAGGGCGTTATATTAATAACTTTCCCATTGTCGATTAGACTTTGCAAAGTCGTTTCTGTAGTAACTTCTGAATTATCAACAAGTATGTACTGATTTTGGTTTGTTAAGCAGTAAAACTGCGTTCCAAGCGTAGTTATGCCTATAGGGGTATCCATAGTAGCAAGTAGTGTATTTGCTGGTTTTAAATCAGTTAGCCCTGCCTTTAAAGCTAAAGCATCACTAACAGTTTTTTGACTTACTACCAAGCTCTCACTACTTCCTAGCTCACTCACTAAACTTGAAACGTTAAGCTTTGTATTTAGCCCATCGTTTAAAGACTGCGATAACTCATCTACTCTATTGTTAAGCTCCGTTTTTAAAGCAAATGTAGGCTTATCTGCTTCATACTCGGCTTTACTTAGTTTTGTTTCAAGCCCTTGATTTAAAGTTAAATTTAATTCCGTTTTTAAAGCTTTAGTGTCATCACTTATCTTCTTGCTTGAGTAAGTCTTTTGTGTACTGGCGTTATTATCATCTATAACGCCGTTATCAAGGATATTTCTTAAGTCATTTAGTAAATTCTCGATACTATCAATATTCGCACTTAATGCCATTATAGTGTTATATTCTCTTACAAACGTATCATACTTTGTACTAAACGTATCAAGCTGTGTTTTTGCTTCATCTACCCCATTTTTTATCATATTTATAGCGTTTTGAGTATCCAAGATAGTTTGTTTTATAGCTTCAGCAGTTACCAAATCTTGTCCGAATTGTCTGTATTTTGTATCAAAATCAACCTTATTAGTATCAAATTCGGTCTTACTATTTTGAATAGCTGTTTTCATATCCGATATATTGTTTTGCACTTCAGTCGCATTTTTAACCAAATTATCGATATTACTTGCTATTGCGGTAAAACTGCTTAAATCAAGTCTAGCGATATCTTCTGGGAATTTCTCTAAAGCATTTAATATCACTTCTAGCACTTCTAAAGTATTGCTACCAAGTTTTAAGTCGTGTATGCTTGTCATCTTAATCCCTTGCTAATACTTAAAATCTCAGCCCCGATTTCAATATCACTAGCCCCGTCCCTTAAGCCTTTTTGAGTAAATACTCCACTACTTGAGCTTGAAGTTATAGCGTCTGGCTCTTGCTTTGGTTTGGCTTCATTTATCATAAGCTTTGCTAAAATCTCCCAACCTTTAAAGTCTCCTAAGAACTGCTCGTATCCGTTATCTTTAGCAAAAGATAAAAGCGTATCGCCTTTAATAGTAGGGTATTTTTGAGTAAAATTTTGATACCCAGCATTAAATTCAGCCTTTGCTCTTAGTTCATCTTGTTCTGCTTTCATAGCGTTTAACTGCTCCATAATTTGAGCCGTGTCTTTGTTGTTAGAGTTTGCTTCATCGCCAAAACTCATATTCTGCGGTTGATTTATAGCGTTTTGTAAAGCCTCGCTTAACTCATCGATTTTGCTTTGTAAAGCGTTTATCTGCTCTTTTTGAGCGTTTATAATCTCATTTTGCTCTGCGTTTGTAGCTTCTACTTGATTTATCTGCTCTTTTTGAGCATTTTGTAGCGTCTCATCTGCTATTTGCTCGTTTGCTTCATCATTTGGCGTTACTGGCTCGTTGATTTGCTCTAGTATCGCACCTAATGCTTCATTTTCGGTCATTTACTCTCCTTTATATTATTGATTAAATCATTTTGAAAATCTCTTATAACTCTAAGCCTATCAATACTACTAATTCTAGTGCTATCACTCTCATATTGATTTAAGGCTTTGAAAAAACACGCCATAGCTTCATTTATAAAAAAATTATGTAGATTTTCAAACTCTTTATAGCCTTTTGATAGCTCTTTTAACTCATTGTTGGCTTTCATAAAGTCTATCACTTTCTTTCTCCTTTCTATATTTATCGAAGTCTTTTACGCCAAAAAGAGGCATTAGCTTAGATATTAGCTCCTCGTGAGCGTCTTTGATAAGCTCTGCTCCTTGCGTATCTTGCACGGCTAGGCACATTTGGAAGTGATTACCTAAAAGGTTGCTACTTTCGATTAAGTTTCTTTTTTGAACTTCTTTATTTAAAGCGCCTATTCCACACTCTAAATTTAGTTTAAAGCTCATCACTTCGCTTCTATCAACGCCTATAAAAAACATAGGGTCGCCATACTTGTAAATTAGCTTAGCGAATTGATAAAATAGTGGCTCTATAAATGTTTCGTTATAAGTTCTGATATAGCCATTTAGCCTAACACTTCCCTCATTTGCCATTATTGAACTCATAGTAGCCGTTTCAGCTCTCACGCTAGTAGCTCCATTTTGCTGTGGGCTTACTCCGCTAGTCTCGCTCATATCATTGTCTATTGCTTGTATATTTAGCGTAGCAAAATGAATATCAGGCTTTGGCAATACGCTTACGGCTCCTAAGTTTTTTACATATATAGGACTTGTAGGATTTATAAGCTCATCTCTATCTATTTGTGCGTTTTTATCTACAAGAAGTTTCGGATATAGATGCTGTTTTGTTGCTTCGATACTTGCGTTTTTTAAGCTATTAAACTCATCTTGAAGTGACAAGATACTAGCTAATGGTGGCTCTCCATAAACTCCTATAAAACCGCTCTCGCCTATTTTTTTAACTTGAGCTAAGGTATAGCCACAGATGATAGGAAGTCCGTCTTTTAGCTCTACTTCCTCTCTTAAGATAGCTTTATCATCAAATATGGTGCTTAGTAGCCATTTACCTTTTTTAAGCTCATAAATGTCATAAAGCCTATATCTCTTATACTCATCATCGCTATCAAACTCCAAATTAGTGTTTTTATATACCTTATTTTTGATATATCCTTTTATATCATCTTTAGTTAGGCTAAATTCGTGAATAATGTATCTCAAATCATCATAATTCTTAGCATTTGGGTCAAAAAATACCTTATCGATATCAAGCATTTCTATATTTGGTTTATCATTATCCCAGTAGATTTTTGCTATTGAAGTGCCTAAAAATGAAACTTTTAAAAACTCAGGTTGTAAAATCGCATATAAATTTATATTTTTGCAATAGTAATCAAAAGCATACTGCCACATTTCTATAATTCTATCATCGGAATTAATATTATTTTCTAGTAAAGCCATTTTATCACTCTCAAAATATGTCTGACTTAGTGCGTCCATAATCCTTTTAGCCTTAGCGTTTAGCTTAGGAAAATAGAGTGCACTCTTATCGTGGCGTTGTAAAAATTGTTTTTTTTCATCGCTATAATTTAGCAAATATGCATTATTCAACGCTTTAAAGCTATCTCCATATTTTGCATAACCATTTTTTGATTTTTTTATAAGTTTATTAAATTTATCTAACATTTTTTTAACCTTTTTAGCGTAGAGTGTGAAATACTCGTTAATTCAATTATTCGTTTATTATCTAATCCGTCTTTTAAAAGCTCTTTAGCCAAAATTACTTTATGCATTTTAGTTGGTAACGGCGCTAATCCGCCAACTAAATCACATAAATAACAAGCTAAATTTAGTCTAAAAGCCTCATCATTTAATCTTGCTAAGCCTCTTATAAGCTCTAAATCTAAGCAATCTTTTAAAATATCAAAGTTCTTAACATTACCACCCATTGCCACTCCAGTCTTGCTTTTTTGGTAAAAAATCAATTTCATCATAAAATAGCATAGCTAAAGCGTCAAGTTCATCAGGGCTTGAGCCATAAAGCTTTTTGATATTATCTTTTGATATGATTTGAAATTTATCTTTATCATTGTAAAAATACTCTATGGTATTCACCTGCCTTTTTAAAGCTTCTTTAAACTCATCAGTTACGCTTATATTCAAATGCTTAAGTGCTTTAGCAAATCGAAAATACATTTCAGCTCTTTTATTGTTGTATTCATTGCTTAAAGGCTTAGCACTCATAATGGCTTCACTCACTGGCATATTTGCATTGCTTAAAAAGTCATACACACCAGCCCCAACGCCTGTAGTATCTACAAAAATCACGCTAGGCTTAACTTGAGCGTTATAGTAAGCTATCTTAATCTCATTAGCTAACTCAAGCGTATTTAATTTAATAAAGCTTTTCATCTTATAGATATTATTACCATTTTTCATCGCTAACACGCTCTTATCATCGCCAAATCTAGCGACATCAAGCGACCACACTTCAGCGTCAATTCTCTCATAATCATTATGTTTTTCAAACGCATTTATAAGCTCATCATAGCTAATTAATAGATTACTTGAGCCATCTACAAACTCGCCATAAATCTCTTGACGAACTACTTCGCTATTTTCACCGCCAAGCTCACTTATAAGCCGTTTTATCTCATCTTTGTTTATCAAAGGATTATCAAAACTTGAGAATTTAAAATGCTCCCAACCGCTAACGCCTTTAATAGAATTACCCACTAAATCAAAAAATTTATTTTTACCTTTTGGCACTCCGCCAATTATCGCCTTTGATTTTTGATTATCAAGTAACATCGGGCTTATAGAATTATCCCATAGCTTAGGATTTTTTAAGATAATTCCTGCTTCATTAAGTATTATAAGGTCATAGCCTAAGCCTTCGATATTCTCAGGTCTATCAGCTCCAACCATATGCAAAATATTACCATTGATAAAACTTAGTTTCTTATCCTGTTTGCTCCATTTATAAAAATCACTTGATATTTGCTTTAAAAGTGGCATAAAGTAAATATCATAGTAGTTTTGAATATTTCTATTTACAGTATCAACCCAGAGGGCTTTTTTTACGCCAAAACTGCTATCAAGTAAGCACTCTATTACGTAATTTGCACAACCCCTAGTAAAGCCTAAACGCCTACCTTTTGCAACTGTTTTAAATCTTGCATTGCTTTCAAAAAATACCTTTTTTTGAGCGTTTGTGTAAGCGATATTTAGTGTATTCAAATATCGCCCCTATTTATCTGAATGGCATTTGTTGCATTTGCGTTTATCTCTGTTTTAGCGTGTCGTTGATTTATCCCTAAGGTTAAACTTGCCTTATCAATAGCGTCTTGAGCTATCTTATAGTCTAGCATTTCAAGCGGTGTAGGCTCAAGGTTTTGCATTCCATCGCCTATACTTATTTTGCTCATTTTTGTGTTTTTTTCTAAGGTTTCATTTATTCTTTTTAAATTTAGATGAGTTGTTTTTTGTATAAGGTTCTTAGAATACACTTCATCGTAAGCCGTTTCGATAATAGCGTTCATTTGTTCATTTGGTAGTTCATTTTTTGCGATGATTAAACTCGCTTGAGCGTCGACCAGTTCAGCATTTGAAGTGTTCAAATCTCGTGTTAAATTATTCACTGTGCCTAATGATACTTTATACTTTCTCATTAGCTCTCTTTGTGAATATCTGCCAGTTAAATAATCAGCTATCAACTCTTTTTTTATTCTCTCATCTAATGCCATTTAGTCCCTTGATAATCCTTAAAATCTCATATTATTTAAATTCAAAGGTTCAAATATAGGTAAATTTGAGCCTTTTTATAAATTTTCTTTGATAAAGTCAATCGCTTCACCAGCTCCATAGCAAACTCTAGCAGTATTTACGCCATAAAGATTTTCACTCCAACCGCCTAAAAACTCTATCCATTCTTTTTGCTCAGGGCTAACCTTGCTTAATGATTTTTTAGCTCTTTTGAGCTCTATAAATAATATTTTATTTGGCAAAAATATCATCAAATCAGGAAAACCTGCATAAGTGCCAAGGGCTTTTAATTTCTTCTTGTAAATTACACTAGCCATTCTTTCGTTTGCTACGTGAATATGTCTTATCTTATTTACCCTGAGCCAATTAACAAGCTTGATTTGCTCTTGCTCTTCTTTTGGCACAAGCCCCTGAGCTTTTGCATACGCCAAAGTTTGTTCGTATCTCACGCTATGCTCCTTCTTATGAATGATAGTTTTGCGCCAAACTCGCTCAGTCTTGCCCACGCTTCATCTATCTCTTGCTTGTCTTTATGATGGGCTTTAGCCTCTATTTTTTCCATCTCGGTCACTTCCGTTTCAAGCACCACCTCATCTCTTTTTTTGATACGACTAGCTATCAAGTCGCCGCGATAAATGCCTATTAGCTCCTGCTCTTTTAGCAAGTTTTCCAAAAACTCGCTCTCATCACTAGCGTTGAGTGGTTTTTGCGTATTTTCATTCACAAGTTGCAACTCATCATTTAGCCTTATACTTGTGTATATAAACGGCTTTATACCGCTTCCTACAATTTTCCCTTTGAAGTACGTATTGAGAAAGTTTCTCAGGCTTTGGATATTTTGAAAGGGTTTTGTAGCTCTGATAGTTTTCAAATAGTTCTCTTTTTGGTATTCTTTTGCAGCGTTAAGTAGCATCTGGATACTGTTGTCATATTTTGTCTTCATCGATAGCGCAAACAACGCAAATCCGTTTAGTTGCTCGTCGCTTATATCTTTCAGGACGCTCTCACTAGCAAATTTAATTTGTGCTCTATCTGCTTTTCCACTGAATAGAACGCTTGAGATGAACTCTTCTCTTTGGCTCATTTTTATTCTCCTATCAAAAATTTTCGCTTGAAGTCTTCAGGTATAGCATCACTATCTAGGTGCTGGTTGAAGCTTTTGACTTCTTGTGGTAGTCCCTTGCTTAGCCAGTTGTTTGAAAGCACTGGGTCATCATTCTTTTGCATTGCAAAAAATTTGTCTAGCTCTTCATCACTCATTTGGCTTTTAGTGTTTTGCTCAGCTTTTGGCTCAAAAAGTCCTTTATAGCCGTTAGCTATTGAGTAGCTTATTATCTGCTCCTGCCTCTCTTTATCAAACTTGCAAAGATATTTTTTAAGCTCGTCAAACTGAATGCCTACGATTTTGAAGCCTTTTTGTTCGCAATATTTAGACCACTTGTTGAAAGATTCTAGGTTGAGATTTTTAAAAGCTTCGTTTTGTTCGCTTTGTTCGCTCTCACGCGTGTGCGCGCATGCGCCTTTTTGTAAATTTATTATTTTATTAATATTATTTCTTTGTATGTTATTTCTTTGTTTATTGAACGTGTGAAAATCAATAGGTTGATTTTCAATGGTTGATTTTTCAATCATTGATTTATCATTAGGTGATTTTTCATCAGTTGATTTTTCATCAGTTGATACACTCTCATCATCATTATTTGGGATTTTTCTCGTATCAAAATCAAACAGGACGTATTTAGCTCTTTTACCTTTTACGCCCTTATATAATAGCTCTCTTACAAAGAGCCCCATTGCTTCAAGTTGCTTAAGCCCTGCTTTTACTTTTCCTACTGAATTATTTGTCATATAGGCAATTCTTTCTATCGAAAACTCCCAGTCTTCAGGTAGGCTTAAGATGTATAGATACAAGCCTTTAGCATTAAAATCTAGCTCTTTACACTGAGCTATCCTATTATCAGCTATTGAAAAGTTTTGATTTAGTCTTTTTTCTATCATTTTTTAGCCTTTTTTTGTAAATGCTGTTTTATCGTTCGCTATGATTTTAAACATTTATTTATCCTTGTTTTAATATAATCTCGCTATGGAAGCGATTTTATTACTCTTAGAGCCATACATACACCCTAAGCTATTTTTTTTCTTATTAGGTGTTTTTGTTGGTAGTGGAGTGACCTTTGGTTTGTGTCTGAAGTTTATGCACCCACCTAAAATAGAGCATTTTAATAAGGCTTGTGTTTTAAGTGGCGGCACAGAGATACCTGTTAATATTGCTCTTAAAAACGCAAAACTTAAACGCATCGAATGCCCTTTTGTAAATAAAGGTAAATGCTCACTATGCGATAATAAAAAGTGCATAATGTTTAAATACTCTCTTTAGAATTTGGCCAAAATAGCATTGCAAAACTCATTATAAACGCACCTATAAAAAAGCCCATTATAAAGCACTCAACGAAGCTCATTTTTTTCCTTGTTTTCTTTCAGTCGTAAATCATCTAAATATGCTTTTGGGTTTAACCAAACATATAAAGGCACATTTGGCGCTATTTTTGATAATTCTTTTATTCTTTTAGTACTTATATTTTCACGACCACACAGCACAGAATTAACCATGTCTTTTTTGTAAATCAAGTTTAAAATATTTTTTAAGTCTTTTCTTTTTAGTTCCATTTTTATATTGTAGTATAACTACATTTAAAATAAGCTTAAATTATGTAGATTAACTGCATTTACTAATTATGATAAAAAATGTATAATAACTACAATACTTTTTTAAAAAAGGATAGCCTATGGAATACACTTTCAATAAGACATTTTTTAACGCAGAAATGAAAAAACAAAAAATTAGCAGAGAAAAATTAGCGGAGCTTTTAATGGAAAAAGGCGATAGTATCACAATAGATGGGATTAACTGGTGGTTTAGAAATGAAAAAAATAAGCCGGAGATTGAAAGAATAAAGCTACTATCAGAAATATTGAATGTCCCTTTTAATAAGCTAGCGCTTATACCAGATGATATAAAAAATAATATTTTAGGCTCAAGCAACGTCAAATTCGTCCCTATCGTAGGCTCTGCAAGTTGCGGAGTTCCACTACCAAATTCATATCAAGATATCGAAAACAAAGCATTTTGTAGGAGTGAAATTTGGAATAAGGATTTATACGCAGTGATAGCAGACGGCGATAGTATGTTGTCAGAGATAGACGATGGCGATGAAGTCATCTGCGACCCTAATGCAAAGATTTTGAATGGGGATATGGTGCATTATCAAATAGGCGGAGAGAGCGCTATAAAGGTATATTTCAAAGATGATGCTATAGGCGTGATAGAGTTTGCACCACTTAATCAAAATGGCGAGTTTAAAACGCTTAAATTTCGTCTTGATGATGATAGTATAGACATCAGAATGAGCAAAGTAGTAGCAGTGAACAAATCAAAGATGAACAATAGAACAGCAAGGCTAAAGGCTATAAATAGGGGATAA